CAGCATAAGAAGAAGTACCAGGTCTATCTGATAATTGATCCCATTCTAGTGTTCCAACTGAAAGTGCTATGTTCTGTTGTGCAAACCAATCTTGTTGTTGAGTGTAAGTAACGTCACCAGCAGCTAAAGTTGTACTAAATCCAACACCAGTTCCAGTTATAGCTTGACCAGCAGTAGTAAGTCCAATATTACCAGTAGCAGTAAAGTTGTATATACCACCTTGAGTGTAATCTACATCTGTTTCAGTTCCATTCGCAGCAACATGAGATAGAATTTTAAATTCTAATGATGTGTCACTGACTTGTTTAGTAACTATACCT